ATGCGCGACCTCTACAAAGGTGAGCGCGCGGTAAAGGCGAAGGGTGAAACGTACCTGCCGCCGACCAAGGGCATGCGACTGGACGGCATGGATTCGGGCAAGCCTGGGCGCGAGGCCTATGACGCATACAAGCTCCGCGCGGTGTTCCACGACTACGTGAAGGAAGGTGTGGAAGCCTACATCGGCCTCATGTGGCAGAAGACCCCGACGATCGAGCTGCCTGCTACCATGGAAGCGCTCCGCGACAAGGCTACCGCCTACGGTGAGCCCCTGGAGCTGCTGTTGCGGCGCATCAACGAAGAGCAGCTTGTCACCGGGCGCCTGGGTCTGCTGCTTGACCTGCCCGTGAATCCTGATCCGACCAATCCGATGCCTTATATCGCCATGTACGTGGCTGAGTCCATTCGGAACTGGGACGACGGCGAGGCGGACGAGAGTGAAGCACGGCTGAACCTTGTGGTCCTGGACGAAAGCGGCTTCCGTCGCAGCACTGACTTCGAATGGGTGTCGCAGACCAAGTATCGCATCCTCCAGCTCGGTGCGAAGGACGAGAACGAAGCTGAGGGCGCTGGTGCAGTGTATCAAGTTGGCGTTTTCACGAACAACGACGGCCAGTCTGCATCGTATGACGAGACGCAGATGCAGCCCCCGCAACTGCGCGGCGTGACGTTGGATAAGATCCCGTTCGTGTTCGTCAATACGAAGGACATCGTTAGCACGCCGGACGAACCTCCGCTCCTGGGCCTGGGCAGGCTTGCGCTTGCAGTGTATCGGGGCGAAGCGGACTACAGGCAGAACTTGTTCATGCAGGGCCAGGACACGCTGGTCGTCGTGGGCGGGGTCAAGAAAACCGATGCCGCTGAGGACGAAGGCACACCGCTCCGCACTGGTGCGGGCAGCATGATCGAAGTGGAGCAAGGCGGTGACGCGAAGTACATCGGCGTCAATTCACAAGGCCTGTCCGAGCAGCGCCAGGCACTCGAGAATGATCGCAAGCGTGCGGAGACTCGCTCTGGCCAGCTGATCAACTCCGGCGGTAACAACACCGAAAGCGGCTCCGCTCTGCAGACCCGTATCGGCGCACAGACTGCGACGCTGAACCAGATTGCGATGACTGGTGCGTCTGCACTAGAATCGCTCCTCAAGATGTGCGCTCAGTGGATGGGTGCCAACCCTGACGACGTGAAGGTCACCCCGAACCTCGAGTTCGCTGACTTCGAGATGTCCGGTAAGGATCTGGTCGATTTCATGACTGCGCGCACCATGGGCGCACCGCTGTCCAAGAAGTCCATCCATGCGATGCTGGTGGATCGCGGTGTGACGAAGATGGACTTCGACGCCGAGATGGAAGAGATCGGGGAAGAGGACGCCAACGCACCGTCGGGCGGCGGTACGGGCGCAGGGGGCGACCCAGCGCTGGAGCCCGGTATGCAGGGGCAGCAGGGCCAGCAAGGTGGGCAGCAGCAACAGCAGCCCCCGCAAGGCGGCGCGGGAGCGTAACCCATGGCCAAGACAGCCAACGAGGAGTTCCTGGACGCACTGGTGCGTCATCAGATCTACATCCTGCGCTATAGCGGGTATGTCCGCAACCGCATGACCACGATTCTGAACGCCAGCGAGGATGAGTTGGCTCGTCGCATTCGTGACAAGCTGCGCACGATGCAGGGGCTGACGAAACCTGTCGAGTGGCAGCGTCTCGAAGCCTTGCAGGGTACGCTGGCCGCAATTCGGAAAGAGTCGTGGGACGAAGCAACCAAGTTCCTGACCGAGGAAATGGTTCAGCTGTCGTACCAGGAACCGATTCAGCTTGACGCCATCTTCAAGACGGTGCTGCCTGTAGCGGTCGAGACTGTTATGCCCAGCGCGCGGTTCCTGCGCCAGATCGCACTGTCACGCCCGTTCGAGGGTCGTATCCTCAAGGAATGGGCGGACACGATGGCAGCGGACGACATTCGACGCATCCATAGCTCTATTCAGGCGGGCATGGTAGCAGGCGAGGACATGGCGACCATCGCGCGACGTGTGGTCGGGACTGGTACGCTCAGAGGTGCTGACGGTGTAACGGAGATCACCCGTAGGCAGATCCAAACGATCACGCGGACTGCTGTGCAGCACATTGCCAACGGTGCGCGCGACGCATGGTTCGCTGACAATGCGGACATCCTTACCGCGGAACAGTTCGTGGCGACGCTGGACTCCAGGACGACGCCCATCTGTCGCAGCCTTGATGGAAAGACGTTCCCCGTGGGCAAGGGTCCGCGCCCGCCTTTGCATTTCAACTGCCGGTCCTTGCGTATCGCCGCGATTGATGGTACGCTCGCCGGTGACCGTCCTGCAAAGCCCACCACGGAAAGGATTCTAGTGAAGGAGTACGCGGACAAGAACGGCCTGGGCGATATCAGCTCGCGTGACGCGCTGCCTCGAGGGACGAAAGGTGATTATGACAAGTGGGCACGCGGAAGGGTGCGGGAACTGGTGGGGCCGATCCCCGCCTCGACCAGCTACCAGACGTGGCTCAAGGGTCAGTCTGTTGCGTTCCAGGATGAAGTGATGGGCGTAACGAAGGCAAAGCTGTTCCGCGACGGTGGATTGGAACTGGACAAGTTCGTTCATCGCAACGGAGACGAATTAACACTTCGGGAGCTTGCACAGAAGCACGCTGACGCATTCCGTGCCGCTGGGCTGGACCCGAGCAAGTATTGATCACAATGGTGTGGTCAGCAACCCGCCACATGAGTGGCATTTGACTAGGAGATGGAGCATGGCTCTCAAAGCGATTCTTGATTCGATCGACGACCTTCCCGAAGACGTCAAGAAAGAGTATGTGGAGAAGAACGGTAAGTTCGAACTCCAGGTGGAAGGCATGAAGACACAGGCGGACATCGACCGTCTGCAGGGTGCGCTCACCAAGGAACGGAATGACCACAAGGTCGTCCGTGAGCGTCTCGGCTTGCTCGGCGATCGCAAGATCGAGGACGTGCTGGCAACCCTGGACCGCATTCCGGAACTGGAGGCAGCGGCCGCAGGCAAGCTGGACGAGAACAAGCTCAACGAACTGGTCGAAGGTCGTATCAAGACCCGTGTCGCCCCGCTCGAGCGCGAGAAGGGCCAACTGGCTCAGAAGGTGCAGGAGCTTTCCGGTGTGGTTGAACAGTTCCAGTCCAAGGAAAAGACCCGCACCATCCATGACGCTGTGCGTGAAGCGGTGGGCAAGGCCCAGGGCTTCCAATCCAGCGCAGTGGAAGATGCCCTTCTGTACGGTGAGCGCATGCTCGAAGTCAATGAAGAAGGCAAGGTCGTCACTCGCGACGGTGTTGGCGTCACTCCCGGCATCGATGCGACCGTGTGGCTCACCGAGATGCAGTCCAAGAAGACTCACTGGTGGGGCCCGTCGCAAGGCGGTGGCGCTGGTGGCAACCGTAACGGAGGCGGTGGCGGTGCGAACCCGTGGAGCGCTGAAGGCTGGAACATGACGGAACAGGGTCGGATCCTCAAGGAGAACCGTTCCCGTGCCGAGCAGCTGGCCAAGAGCGCTGGTACTACCATCGGCGGTCCGCGCCCGCAGCCCCGCAAATAATCAAACTCGGGAGCTTGCAACCTCGAAGGGCTCATGCTACATTGCGGATCATTGTGGCATGAGCCATATTAACGATCGAACGCCAGGCCATGGGGTGCTGGATTCGAGTCTAGCAAACTTGATCCGAACCTTTCTGAAGGAGAATTCATATGGCTTCCGGTGTAACTCGTATCGCTGACGTCGTCGTCCCCGAGATCTTCTCGCCCTACGTCCAGCAAATGACCCAGGAAAAGTCCCGCCTGATTCGCTCCGGCGCGATCACCCTGGATGCCCAGCTCAACAGCGCCCTCGCGGGTGGCGGCCTGACGTTCAACGAGCCGTCGTTCAAGGATCTGGACAACGACGCTGAAAACGTCTCGACCGATGATCCTGCAACCGACAGCACGCCGAACAAGATCGGCACCGCTACCGAGATCCAGGTCCGCCTGTCGCGGAACAACTCCTGGAGCTCCATGGACCTTTCCGGCGACCTCGCTGGTGCGGACCCCATGCAAGCGATCGCCAACCGTGTGTCCGACTACTGGACCCGCCGCCAGCAGGCCGCGTTCGTTGCGACCCTGAACGGTGTGTTCGCGGACAACGCCGCAGCGCCCACCGGCACCGAGCACGTCCAGAACGACATGACCCATGACGTTTCCGGCGCCAGCTTCGTGGATGGTGTGACGAACTTCAGCGCGGAGTCGTTCATCGACGCCACCGCTACCATGGGCGACAGCATGGAAGACCTCACGATGGTGATGGTGCATTCCATTGTCTATGCGCGCATGCTGAAGAACAACCTGATCGACTTCGTGTCGGACAGCGTCAATGGCAATGCGGTTCGCATCCCGACCTTCCTGGGCCGCGAGGTGATCGTCGATGACGGCGTGCCCCGCTCCAGCGGTGTGTTCAACACCTGGCTGTTCGGTCGCGGTGCTGTTCGCGGTGGCATGGGCTCGCCCAAGGTGCCGACGGAAGTGGATCGCAAGCCGGCAGCCGGTAACGGCGGTGGCCAGGACATCCTGTTCAACCGTACCGAGTGGATCATCCATCCATCCGGCCACGCCTACGCTGGCACCCCGCCGAAAGGTGGCCCGAGCAACGCCTCCACCACGAACAACCTGGCTCACGCCGATTCGTGGAAGCGTGTCTTCTCGGAGCGGAAGCAGATCCGGATCGCGCGTCTCATCACCCGCGAGTTCTAATCTGCACTGGAACAGGGGTCGCAAGACCCCTGTTTCGGATTTAACCCTCTAAAGGAGATGCGATCATGAAAGGCCTTCCTCGTTCTACCAGCCGAGGCTCCCCTGCCCGTCAAGACGTTGTCAAGCAGGTCGTGAAGCTGAACAAGCTCCCGATCACTGTCAATGGTGCGACCGGCGTGGGCTTCGGCACTGCTGTCCTGGGCGACCTGCCGGAAGGGAACATCCTGTTCCTCGGTGCGGTGTCGTACGTGCAGATCACCAAGGCGACCGCCGCTGGTGTGCAGGATACGTTCGACGGTGACTACAGCATCGGCAGCGCGCCGACCGCTGACGCCACTCTGAGCGGTTCCGAAGTGGATATCATCGCTTCGACTGCGCTGGGTGCAGCGACCGCTGGCGTGTCCCCGCGTGCGCGTGGCACCAATGCCACTCAAGTGATCCTGGACAACACCGACGGATCCCTGGAACTCAACCTGAACCTGCTGATCGACGATGCCAACATCAGCGCCGACAGCCAGTCCCTGACTGCCAGCGGTGAGCTCCATATCGTCTATAGCGTTCTCGGCGACGACTAAGGGTAGCGGACGCCTGCATGTGGTCAGTATAATGCAGGCGTCCGTTTCTTAACCACAAACCGGAGAATGACTCATGACGAACAAGATTGTTGAAGCGCTGCTCAAGCTGGATGTCAAGAACGACAACCATTGGACGGCCGACGGTCTCCCGCGCCTGGATACCGTGAAGATGCTGGCATCCGACCAGACCCTGACCCGCGATTCCGTCGCTGCGGCGGCGCCTGGCTTTTCCCGTACCACTGCAACCGGCTACACCGCGCCCAGCGCCGAACAGCAGGCCCCGCAAGCACAAGGCCAAGGGGGTAACGGCGAGCAGCAGCAAAGCGCGGCCCCTGCCGCCCCGCAAACGGCCCCGCAAGCCTCGCAGGCAACCGAATCCGACCAGCGAGCTGATGACCTCGATGCTGGGCAAGCCGAACAGCCCAAGATGGAAGGTTCCGCTGGCGTGGCAACCGATGACATCGCGGCGCTCGAAGAGGCGCTGGCCGAGCAAGAAGAGCTCGTGAGCAAGATTCGCGCGCACAAGGTCGAGGTCGATAAGGCCTTCGAAGAAGCGCGTACGAAGGAAGACGAGCTTCGCGTCAAGCTGGAAGAAGCGCGTCCGCAGCGTAGCACCGGCAACGACATCCAGGACTATCTGGCTGCTCAGCGCAAGAACCTGGAAGCGCGTGCTGCCCGTCAGCAGATGATCCGCGAAAGCGGTATCAACCTGAAGGAGCTGGCAAGCAACCTGAAGGCGCCGATCGACGCTGCTCGCGCACGTCGCAACACTCGCGGGGGCTAAGCAATGAAGCAGGCACAGGTGATCGCAAAGAACCGGAAAGGGCGTCAGAACCGCACAGCATTCGCGGCGCTGATCGATACTCCTGCCGTCGGAGCGGTCACCCTGCCTGCTGGTGCGCGCCTCGCACTCAAGAGCGTAGCCGGCGCAACTGCCGGAACTACCGCTGCAACCATCGCGGGAACCAGCAACCGAACGATCAAGACTCCGGCCCTTGCGGCAGGCGAATCCATGACGCTGGACTATGTCGAGCGCGCTGCTGTGGTCACTCCGGCAGCTGGCTTCGAAGTGCTGCTCGATACCGGCCTGGGTCGCTTCGCTAAGATCGGAGGTGCATAATGGCGTTCGTTGTTGAAGACGGTACTGCAAAGACAGACGCCACTTCGTACGTCACTATTGCGGAAGCTGATGGGTACTTTGCTGACCGCGGAATGACAGGCTGGACTGGTGCGGATGCTGTGAAGCAGTCCGCGCTGATCAAGGCCACAGATTACATCGAGGGGCGCTTCGGACAGCGCTTCATCGGTAGCAAGAAGACGACCACACAGGCGCTGGCATGGCCTCGCACTGGTGCAGCCGACTTCGCTGACACGGATATCCCTGTGAAGCTGCGCCGCGCCTGCTGCGAATACGCTTTGCGGGCACTGACCGCTAAACTGGCACCAGACCTCAAGGTCGATGCAAGCGGTCTCACCGTTGTCGCAACGAAAAAGAAGGTCGGCCCGATCGAGACGGAATTCGCTGTTCCGCAGACCGGCCTTGGCGCCACCCCTATGCTGTTCCGTCCGTACCCTGCGGCGGATATGCTGTTGAGGGGGCTGGTTTATTCGGCAAGCCAGGTTATCAGGTGATCTATGGCTACCGACTACAATGAATTCGTCCAGCTGGCACAGGAACTGATCGCCGAGAACGGTAGGCAGGTCACACTCCAGAAGCTGGATGCTACCGCCGCTGACACTAGCAAGCCCTGGAAGGGCCCGGGCGCCCCTGCTGTAGCGCTGGCCAAGGTGCTGCCTGCTGTGTTCGTGCCTGCGTCTGGTTCGGGCCTGGGGCGCGATATTGTCAAGGAAGAGCTCCTGGACCGTGTTGAGCAGGTCGCACTCGTTGCGCCTACAGACGTGTCGCTGGAAGACTTCCACGCAATTCTTGACGACGGTGTTCGCTGGAACATCGATTGGGCGCAAGCACTCAAGCCTGGCCCGCTGGTCGTCTTGTATGTATTCGGGGTGAAGCGATGACATTCGATGAAGCACGCGATATCATCCTCGGGTTTTTCAAGGCGGCATGGGATCCGACGGGGTTCCCTGCCGTTTGGACTGATGTGCCCGGCAGTGCTCCCACTAGCGAGACAGTGTGGGCTCGTGCTACAATCCGGCACGCAACTGGTCGTCAAGCATCGTTATCCGACGATCAAGGTGCGAAGCGCTGGTCGCGCACTGGAACAGTCTATATCCAAGTGTTCGCCCCCGTGGGAGATGGCTCCAAGGCCGGATACGATGCAGCCCAGCTCGTGGTGGATGCT